ATGATTCGTGGTTGGTTGTAATATAACTGAATTAAAACAACAGCTTTATTGCTTATATCAGTTAAGAAGTTTTTAAAATTACGTTGCATTTCTCGAATGGATGACATTGGTGATTCAATTAGATCCCGTACCATTTGACCACTGTTGACACCGGTAGGGCGTTCGCCAGAAAGCATAATCTCATTAATTCTAGCAATTTTATAGGCATCTTGTTTTAAATCTTGGATGTGTTGTCTCATAATTTGAATGTCTTGTGTTAGCTTGTTTGTTACTAGCATCGGTTGTGTCATTGGGTCACCGGGTTTACTTCCAATGATGTCAAAATTGCCTTGAAATTGTCGTCGATAATTTTCAGGCACGATTAGCATTGATTTATATTTAATAATTAATTCTTGAAGTTTAGCATATGCATTGGTTAAACGTGTTTGTATTTGCATTAAATCTTCAACGTCACCTTGGCCCATAAGAGAATCACTTTGTGTTGGTGAATAAGTTGAAAAAGGAAAACCAAAGGGGTAATCGATTGGTCGATCTTCCAATATTTCCTCACCACTAAAAATGATCAAACGTCCGTTAGGGTACTTAAACCGTTCCTCGGTTTTCATTTCTTTGTCTTGTTCTGATTCACTATCAAGAGGAACTAAAACGGTATCATCTTTCAAATAACATTCCCACAACTCGATGTTATGCTCAGTACCACTTGGCTTAAGACTACCTTTGTTTAAATACATTTCACTGCCGGTAGTTACACCGTTAGCGGTTACTTTACCAGCAACAACTTTGTTGGTAGGTTCCCCCATGTCAATCGTTGCCGATGGTGAGCTTAATTTATCAATCTTTTTAAGAATCTCAGGTTTATTTTTATATTGGTTTATCAAGTCAAAACGACTAATAACACGTTTAACGAAAATATAGTTACAGTTTTCAATGTTTGTTGCAGTTGGTTCCGGGTAAAAATCCAATGGACTAACACGCTCTACTCTAATATCCCCTAAGCCATTATTAATTGACTGATTCCAAATAACTTTGGCAATCCCCACGCCATATATAGACCCATCACGAATTACTTTTTGTGATATATTTGGCAATTCGGTATTTCTTTTTATGTTTTCCCAGCAATCATTCAAAATATCTGCAATTGATTCTAATTGCTTCAAATTATCAAAAGTTTGATGAGATAGATTAGCAGGCTTCACGCTAGTCGTTATCATTGCGTCTAATGCAGTTGTTGCTTTAGTTTCGACGATTGGTTTAATCACGTTATAGTATGCATTACCTTGCCCCGCACTACCAAGCGTGGTGTTGCCATCTCGATCAGTACCAGTAATTGGCTCAAATGAACCATCATAATAACGCTTATATTTTTTTAGTTGTTTTGTGTTGTGTCCCGCTTTAGCCTGACTTAATAAATTATTCAGGTACTTGATAAAAGGATTATCCATGTACTTATAATACATTTAGAATTTCATATGTTCATTTCTTTTTTTTAAGCATTTTGTATAAATCATTATATATTTTATTAAAATAAAATAAATGCAATTACTAAATGATATATATATTATTAAGGCATGAAATTAAGATATGGACAAACCATACAGCTTAAAAAAGATATTGATTTAAGTTTCTATTGTGACGGCATATTGCCGGCGGGCCAAATGGGATATCAAGAAACTCATTATAAGATTAAATTTGATCAAGCGACTCTTATAATGCCTGCTAGTTTAGTTTCTGAACTTTTTGAAGAGTATAAAATTGCTAACAACGACGGACAAGAAGTCGTTGATCAGGTTGTAGAGCTAATAGAAGAAGTAAAAGAATTTGTAGAAGACGTTGAGTCGGAAAATAACGAAAATGATACGATTGCTGATTTAAGCAAATTAAAAAAAGATGAGTTAATTGAATTGGTTAAGACTGTATTCCCTGATCGTGATTACAGCGGACTAAAAAAAGATGAATTAATTGAGATTCTTGAAGGCCAGACAAATGCATAAAGATAAAAAAGAGGGCATTATGGTTGTTTTTGGTGGTGCAAAACCTGAAAAAGACAATTACAAAGAAGATAAAAAAGAGTATAAACAACAGACTAATAAAGAGTCTAAATTACAATATACTCTTGAAGATTTTGGCGGATACACGCCGATGGAATTGGTTTCAAAATTAGAGGAAGCCAAGGACGCAATAGCTAAAGGTAGTACTAAAGAGGCAATTATGGCTCTTGATTCTTGTATTGTTCGGATAACGGGTAAGCAATTACCAGAGAACGACCCGGACAGCGCTATGAAAACAGATCCGTTTTTTGAGCTCGATAAAATACTATCTTAAAAATATTTTAGGAGGAAACCGATGGCAGAAGACATCCAAGCTGATGTTGCAACGGAGCAAGTTCAACCAGAAGCCACCCAAGTCACTTTTGGGCAAGGCGAAAACACGGACACTTCAAGCAATAACAATGGACAAGTTGAAAGCGAGTCTATTAATTCATGGGAAGGAGATAAACGTTTTGAGTCGCATTGGGCTAAAGACCCCAATAAAATGTATGAGTCATTACGCTATGAAGAAAAAAGACAAGGTGAATTCGACAAACAGATTAATGATTATAAATCTCAAGTTGAACAACTTCAAAGATATAAAGACGACTATTCGCAAATTGAGGAATTGCTTACTCATCCTCAAATTGGACCTGATATAGAAAGTGTCTTAAATAAATATAACAATGGGCAAAAAGAACAAGAACAGCCACAAACTAATGTTCAAGATGACAGATTAAATGAAATCTTGTCTTGGAAGGAAAACATCGAAAAGCAAGCATTGTCACATTATGAAACTCAACAGCAAAACAAAGCCTTTGATTCTATAAACGAATACACAAAAAGCCAGAATATCCAATGGGATAAAGAGCAGTTTGTAAATTACATGCAAGCTAATAATTTTCCTGTGGAGACGTGGCCGATTGCCTTCAAGGGTGTTGCAAGCGAGCGAATAATGGCAAACGAGCGGGCAAAGGCGGGCGAGCAAGCACTAAGCAAGGCGCAAGCAACGCCAAGTGTGGTTACTGGTAGCAATAAAGTTCCAGTAACAGCAAATGCTCCACATAGTATTCCTGATTTGAAGGCTCAACTTGATTCTGTTTTACCGGATTAAAAAAGGAGAATAAAAAATGGCTTTAACAGCACAACAGCTAGATGAAGTACAAGCGGTCGCACATAATGCTTTTGATAAAATTATGCCCGATCAATTTTTAACATCTAGTGCCTTTGGTAGCATGATGTCAAAAAAACCAAATTTAGAATATGTTTCAGGTGGATCTAAAATCCAACAGCCAGTACAAATTGCAGAAAATCAAGCCGATGGTTTTATCGACGGTAAGTTCGACGTATTAGATTTATCAGCTTCTCAGCAATTAAGTTTTGCAGAATTTGATTTTAAATACCAAAACTACAACGTATCTATCACTCTTGATGATATTACTAGAACTGGTGATACCCCTAACGCAATTAAGTCACTTTTAGTTGAAAAAGTAAACTTAGCTGCCGGAACTGCAAAACGCACTTATGCACAAGCACTACACGGTAACGGTTCAGACTCTAACGGAAAAGCAATCAACGGACTTGGTGACGTGACGGCTGCCTCTGGTACTGCCTATGGTGGGATTACTAATACTGATCTAGATAATTCTGCAACTTGGTTGACTGAAATTGATTCAAGCACGAACACAATTAATTTTGCTAACTTGAATAGTCTTGTTGGTACCTTAATTGCTCGTGGCCAAGGTGCAGGGGATGCAGTTGGTTCATATGCCCCCGATGTAATGATTTCTAACTCATTTGTTCAAGACAAGTTCTTAGAATCTCAACAGTCTCAGCAACGTTTTGCTCGTGAAGACGAACTAAAAGCTGGATTTTCTGGGTGCAAATTTAGAAATATTGATTGGTACGTCGATGACTACAGCCCAGGCTCTGCCGATCCTTCAACAGCTGACAATTTCTTGTATGTATTGTCTAGCCCAACATTTGCTCTGAAATACAAGTATGGTTTTGAAGGTAAGAAATCCCCAGTAGATTACAATTCTCGTATTCCAAATCAAGCAATACTTACTTCTCAGCATTTTATGGCTTACAATTTAGTATGTAGAGCACGTCGCTACAACGGAGTTTTCAAGGCTTTACAGTCTTAATTATTTTTAGAAAGGAGAAAACTAAATGTCTTACGTAAATTCAATCGACACTGATGACTTAACAAATCCCTCAAGCACACGTAAATATGAGCTGGGCGCACGATATGTTGATAATTCAGACACTAACGCAATTAAAAAAGAATATGTGTACGTTAAAGCACACGGTGCATTGACTCAGTACCAGCCATACCAACTATCAGCGGTTAACACTGCTGGTGCGGAAGTATCAACAAAAGCCCCTGCAACTACTGCAAGTGGTGCTACTGTTGTTGCTCCTCAGGTTGCTGTTACTTCTGGTTATTATGCATGGGTTGCTTACAAAGGTATTGTAACTGTATTAACAACTGATACATTTGCAGCCGGTGACTATGCCGAGGTATTGAATGCAGGAACTGGTCTTAAATTAGACGGTGGGTCGTCTGGTTCAACTGCCGAAGGTGCAGGTTCCTTTGGAATCGCAACTACTGCAACTAGCGGTAATTCAGCATCTTTTGTGTTGTCAGGAAACGTAGTAGCTGTAGCAGCTTCTTAATAGTTTTTAGGGTGGTGGCCAAGTGCCACCCCCAACACTAACAAAAATGGCAAATTACCAAGATATAATTGCAAATGATGGGGTAAAGTTTTTCAAGTCTACTGGGACCGGGACTGATGCTGACCCATACATTCCATCAACGTCAACGGCGATTAGTGCCGATGAAGTATCTACTATTACTAATTTTAATGTTTCTATAGGCACTAGTAGCACTCAAGTGTTAGCTGCTAATAGCAACAGGAAATTACTAATATTAGTTAATGACAGCGATGAGGCTATTTATGTATCTTTAGGTGGAACAGCAACGCTTAATAACGGCATACGTTTAAACGCTAGTGGGGGCTCTTTAGCTTTAGATAACCCGATTTTTAAGGGGGTGATAAATGCAATATCAACTAACGGAAGCAAAACGCTAGTAGGTGCCGA